CACAAGGACTTCCCGCCTTCATCACTGCCAGCACTGGCCAAGTGTCCGTGCTATAAGTCATCAGACACAGTGGGTGCGGCGGCACACCGAGGCACACAGCTCCACGAGAAGCTCGAAGACCTGCTCGGCAATAGGAATCTGAGGAAGCTAGTTAAGCCTAAGTCCCGCGATGTTTGACCACATAAAATGCGACGGCCAACGCAATGACCGGCATGGAGAAGTTACTCAACACACTGGACATCCACCCTATGAAATCAATAATCATATACATATCACTCACATCAGATTAGACGGGGATTAACCGCAAATGGACACAAACAAAATTACAGAGAGATCACCCAGCGAAATAAGGGAACAAGCCATCATGTGCTTTAAGCAGATGGCACGACCTAAATATGACAAGGGCCAGAAGGAAAAGGAAACCAACCTTGATGACCACCCTGATCTGGTTGGGGCTATTAGGGAGGAACTGGTTGATGGCTGGTTCTATCTCGACAGCCTAGCCAAGCAGATTGATGACAAGAACAGCCGTATAGCGGAGCTGGAGTTCGAGGTTGAACGCTGGAAGGAAAGGGCTAAGAGGTGACAGTAACCCTAGATGCAACTGAAGTGGTGGTGGCACAGATGCTTGCGGCTATGCGCTACAACGTGGCACGGATGGCTGGTGTCACGAATGCACGCATAGGATCACAGGGAGACTACCAGACAGACTTGGAGGGCATGGCTGCTGAGATCGCCTTCTGTAAGGCGTTCAACTATTACCCCGACCTGACAGTGGGGCCGCGCAAGGGCGGCTGGGATGTCAAGGGAAGGGCTGGGGAGACAATCGACATTAAGGTCACGAAGTACGACTCAGGCAAGCTGCTTGCCACACTGAAGAAGACACCGGAAGACTCTCAGTATTATGTGTTGATGGTGGGGGAATGCCCAACGTACAGGCTAGCTGGCTACGCCACGGCTGAGGAACTTTTAAGACCAGAAAACATAACAGACTTGGGGCATGGCGAGGGCTATGCACTGGCACAGGGACAACTGAAACAGTTCGATAACAAGGGAGGTTAAATGGAATACAAGACAACGTGCAGACTATGCAAGAACGAGATCGTGATTAACATCAACGATGACAAGGACTCGGCTGCGAAGGATGTCGGACTCAATCTGGAGACATGGATCGAGAACTCAAAGGTACTCTGCGAACCGTGTTACATATATCAGGAGACAGGAGAACGTCCAACCAACACGCCGCCAATGAAGGACTTCCTATTTGAATGAAAGCCACTGAAACCATTATCGCCATCGCCATCGCCATCGCCATCTTTGCACTGGTAGTGTGGGTGTTTGGCCCTCTCGCATGAAAAAGAAACACCACGAGACAATAGGGGAGTGGGAGGTCATCGCCAAGCGAACCCTCGCTGACCCTCACGCCAGCAGGAGCGAATGTCTCTCTGCCTTGATCGGGATCAACCAGAGCAGGGACGAGTGGCTGAAGGAGCAACTGGGGCTGAAGATGAGTAAGGCGTGGAAGGCAGACCTCAATGCCCTGAACAAGTTAAGGAGGACGGATGCCCCTGAATAAATACCCCAAGGAAGTCGTGTGGGCTGCGGAGTACATCATGTCCGTTGTCGGCAGGAGGAAGCTCATCACCGAGGAACGCATTTCCGTGATGCGGGACGGCGAGGAGATCACGTTTGGCAGCATGGACGCCTACTGCAAGGGCAACCTGTTCGACCTGAAGACTGGACTGGTTCGGGATTACAGGCAGCAGATGGCAGCGTATGCGCTGGGCGTCATGCAGAAGTACAAGGAGAAGAAGCTCACCTGCCACCTTGTGTACTCCAAGACCAAGGAGGTTAAGGAGTTCAGCTTGACCCGTAAAGAGGCTGAAGATATTGTCTACGCCATCGTTGACTCCGTTAACGATCCCACCCGATCACCTTGGCCATGCGAATACTGCATATGGTGCGGGAGACGTGAACAATGCACAGCACTAAAACATTTTGCCTACACCATCGGCGGACAAGTCGAGGCTATGAAGCACATCAATCTCAATGCCCCTCTGGAACCAGCCGTTCGTAAACGGTTACTCTGCATCGCCAATGCGGTGGAGGATTGGTCAGAGAACATTCGGGAAAAGGTAAATAAGGAATAGTATTATGCCTGAAGAAACAAAGCCAAAGCTGACCTTCTCAAAGGTCGCACGTAAAGCCTACCTCTACAAGAACGAGAACAAGAGGGAGGGATCAAATGACCCTGACTACAAGGGGAAACTGTTCGACTTGGACTTAAACGAGTTGAAGAGTATTGCCAATGAAGATGGTATCGTGGAGTCCCTCTTCCTGTCCGGCTGGATAGAGGAAGACCAGAACAAAACTCAACGGGTTGGAATCTCCACCCAGAAGGGAGTCCCTGCAGCAGGGGAACCAGTTGCAGCGGAACCAGTTGCAGCTACTGCTGAAGCACCGTTCTAGTTAAACACTATAACTGATTCTCCTTCTCCCCGTTTGTTTATACTGCAGTTTCGGGGAGAGGGAGTTTTAGTCTGGAAACATAACCAATAGGAAACTGACATGAAAAAGAAAGATAAAACAAGCAGACAGGATGATGATTACCTGAAGATGGCAGTACAAGCCTCAGCACTGGCGTTTGACGTGGACTCCGAGGATGTCCTAGGGAGGCGAAGACCTGAGCCTCTGGTCTTCGCCAGACAAACAGCCTACTACCTTCTCAGGTGTGGGGTGGGATATCCCTACACACGCGCCGGGGTTATATTTGGCGTGGATCACGGAACAATACTACACGGAGTCAACAAGGTGCAGGATGTCCTTGACCTTGACCTGAACCGGAAGCACCGTAACGGAAGCTGGGCCGACAAGGTAAGGTTGGCTTGCAAACATTTCGGGAGATTCCACAAGGCTTATGTGGAGTCAGATTTTCATCAGGCAATGAAGGAGGTTGATTATGCCATTCAACCTTCCTAAGCTGAGGAACCCCACCTCAGTGTGGGAACTGAAACAGGTCATCGAGATGATCGACGAGCGCATGACTGAGCTGCGTAGGCATCGTGGTGAGGATGCTATAGGTGATTATATGTGGGACAGCGATACTGCCAAGGCTGAGTACATTAGCCTGAACAAGAAGCGAAACGCAATTCGCCAGAAGATTCTCAACACTAAGTCAGATTGATGAACGTAACGCAACCCTTGGTAATGGCCGTTGCATCCACGGTAGGGTCTTTGTTGTCATCGGGGTACTGGCTTGAGGCAACGATAATGAACTCCTTTCGGACTTGCAGCAAGACCCCAAAGGTTACGCACGGGCAGGGCTTCACTTTTGAAAGCTCTTCCTGTACATAACCTGCGGGGTCAAGCCATTGCACCTTCACCCTCTTCCCAAGCCAACTCTTGGGGAATTTGTTTCTATACCCTCTCCCAGCCATCTTTATATTTCTCCCACCTACACACCAGCGCGTTACCCCGCCCCTTCCCGGCAGGGTAAATGGTTGCTGCTGTCGCCTTTGACTTTACGGCATCCGCAATAGGAATGATGTAATATCCATCATGGATAATGTCCTCAAAGTCCCCGGAGAACGGGGCATAGAGGATTATGAAGTCACAGTCAGCTTTCGTGTAACACTTGGGTTTCCCCTTACAATGTTGCAAGGCACACCGATAACTCCCGCCTTTGCCAATATTAGCTGACTTGACCTGTACCCTTCTGGAGTGTCCATCCTTCTCTGCTATCAGGTCGTAAGCGTCATCGCCAAGGGGCCAGCTAACTGTGAACCCATGCTCGACGAGCTTCTTCGCAACGGCTAGTTCTGCAACATTTCCTATCCTTTTTGCGTCTATAGCTACCGTCCCCCACCTTATTTCTTTTCTTTCCCTTTTTCTTCTCCTTCTCTCAGCCACTTCATTGCCCTGAATGTCGCTCCCTCCTGCCGCCAGCGGTTCCATCTCTTCCCATCCGGCAAAATTACGGAATCAAGCAGATATAGCTGGCTCAACTTCTGGATCAGGGCGTCCTTCTCTTCTTCGGTTTTCCCTAGCCGATCCCACTCCCTCTCAATAAACTCAGCCCTCCCCCACGGGTCTGGTATTTTAAGAAAACTTGGGTCTATCAGCACCTTGCTCAGGGCTTCCTCCTTTTTACTCTTAGCAATCTCTGCTGCAACCCTAGTCCTAATCCTTTTTGCCCATGTTCTCCCAACCACTGTCCCTAAGTGCGTCTTATCGAACGGAACAGCCTCACGATCACCAGCCTTGATGGCCCTACCGTCCGGATGATCCCTGCCTACTTTTACTTCTCCAACTTGCTCTTCCACATGCATTTGGAGAAGCCTGCGGTTCAGTTTATTGAGGATATCCCGGTCAGAAAGTCTTTTACCCTTCTCTGTCTCGTAAAATCGGACTGCATAAGCATCCAGCCAGCCATTATCCCCCTCAGCCCTGTTCTTGAGTCTCTCCAGACTCTCGTCAGTGGCCGTTAACCCCCTCTCTGGCGGGATGAGGCCAGCATCCCTTGCTGTGTTTAGGTATCTCTCCTGATATGTCAACATCTTAAGAGCAAACGCAGCATCATTCCTTTTCAGGTAGTCAGTCAAGCTCTGCATCTTGTCTTTGGCAGTGCTGATTGGCGCACCGTAATAGACAACTCTCTCGACATTCTTTTTCCATTGCTCGTAGTCTCCCTTTATTGAATCATCATCAGTCTCTATCGAATCTTGGATGTATTCCTCAGTCAGCGTCTTAGCTGTCTCAGAATCCCCCAGAATCAAAGCCTCCCTTAGATCGCGCTTAAACGTGTAATTTTTGGGGAGGGGGATTTCCCCCGGAGAAGCCCCCGTCTCCTTACCAAGCCCACCTCGGCCAACATGATCCTCAGACCACCTCCTGCGCAGCCCTTTCATTTTTTTGGATGCTTTATTGTAGTCCTGCAATCCCTTTCTATCCGGCCCCAAAAGCCCAGACTCAGTGGCTGCCTGCCCAGTCCTGTGCCAGAGCGAGAATAGCCGCCCAATGTCCTTAAAGAACCTTTTATTATCTCCCCCCTGAGCGAACCTCCTGCTAAATGCATCCTGAACTAGGTTGCCGTAGTCAAGGAGAGGAAACCCCATAGGATCAAGCCTTCCCGTTTCCGCATACCTGATAGCCGCGCCCCCAATCAAATCTCCAAAGAAATCCCATTGCCCGCCTATGAATGCATTGTTCGCCATCCGAATTAAAATCATCTTAGCGGCTTTCCCCTCATATCCATCGTTTAGAACTGATTGAATCTCCGCTAGGGTGGCATCATCATGCTCCTTGCCGAAGAACCCACCCCCCCAACGCATTGCTTCTCCAGCTACCTGCATTCCTGCAAAGTATTTCATTAATGGCTTTATGTTTCCCTCGGAAGCCTCCGAAACAATGTTCCTGTCAAAGTGCCTCTGCATTTGCTGCGACCATTGCATGAACTTCATCAGGAGCTTGTTTTTGTCATCTAGCATAAAGAGAGGGAGCTGGTTGTACCTATACCCACCCTGCGTCTCGTTGACACCCTTCTGGAAAAACCTCATTGTCTCCGGCGAGGATTCAGGGGATATTGGAACCTTTTCCCACTGCCCCTTTGCCACCTCCCTGTATCGCTCCGTTGACAGCTTCATGGGATCAATGTCCATCTTAATCATAAACCTCATGTGTTCTGCCAGTTTCCTGTTCCTAACCATCTCCTTACGGGTCAACCTTGTGGCCGATTTGCCATACGTTGCCTCGGCAAGGGCTTCGAGTTTGTTTTTAGCTCCGACTCCAGTTAGCTTCCTAATCTCAGCCCTAAGCCCCGGCCCTCTTGACGTTAAGCCGTAATACTTTACATCCTTTAGCAGGTGTGCCAGCCTTTCCACCATCTCTGGCGACGACTCATCAACCAAACTCAGAAAGTCTGCTCTCTGTATCTGGAATGCCTGTAATGCATGTTTCCTGACAAACTCTTCAGCCGGAGTAAAACTCGACGCCTTCAGCAGCCCACCGACGTAATCTACAGATTTCGCTGACAAGCTCCCCATCTGGTGGTTGTCCACCATTTGCGTCAGGGTTCCTAGGTCGGAACGAATGATACCTATTCTCTTGGACAAGGCTGTATTGCCAGCCAGCTTGTCATACCCCCTAACCCCATGCGCTATGCCAACAGCGGAGTCCGCCAGTTGTCTTAACAGGGCTAAAGTAAATGCTTTACTGCTCACGACTGTCCCTGTCTTGCCCAGACCAGTCAGATTCTTCATGGCACTAAAGGGGTTGGCTATCGCTGCGCCAGTTAGCCACCTGTTAAAAGAGTTATACAGGCTGTTGTTGCGTTTATATATTCCTTCATGCAGCAGCCCAATATACTTCCTTGTGGACTCATCCCTTATATTGTCCGCACGTCTAAAAATGTAATCATCGTCGGCTGACTCCCTTCCCGCAACCAAATTGGGCCTCCTGTACATCTGCCCAAAGTTGAGTATCTCCCCCAACCTCTGCCCCGCTGCGGTCAGATACCCCATCGCAAGATCGTGGTTGAAGTTGAGAAGTCTGGGGTCGATATCGCCAGCCGTCCTAGCCCTTTCCAAGTGAGAGAACAGCTCCCCGGTCTGGCTCCAAAGGTCGCCCGATGACGCCCCCACTATGTCCTTGAACCGATGTCTTAGGGAGTCGACGCTAACATTTCCGGTCGGCTTTCCAGTAACTGGGTCTGTTGACATGATACGAGCAATCTCAGCAAGTACCTTCCTGTGCTTTCTCTTCCCCTTATCCGGGCCAAATCTAACAAGTTTATCAAAGTTTTTTAGTGCGTGTTCATATTCGTACTTTAGGTGTCGCGGAAAATACTTTCGGTCAACCCGTGCAAGGCGTGTTTTGCCGTCTGCCCCCACGACAACCACGCCCTCATCAGCCATCATCTTAGCTATTGCCTTTGCTTGTTTGTCAAAACCGTCTATCAGGGCTTGACCCATCGGAGAGTATCCAAGGTAAGCCTGCCTCGATCTTGCTATCCTGAGATTTTCAGCTACAGTTCCCTCTGTGATATGGAGCGGCTCTTTTCCGCCAGTCCCGGCGCGAACACTCATGTCCCCTTCTCCTAGTGGGCCACCAGCAGAACTGTGACGCAGCCTCTGGTATTCCTCAAACTCCTTCCGTGCCAGATTGGATTTCCCATTCATCCACCCTCTCAATGAGTTAAACCCTAGAGCCTCTGCCTTTTCTCCGGCTCCTCTAGTTAACATTCCCGCCAACCTGTCCCCATCAACAACTGCGTTATGTAACGCACTTTCCAGCTTAAAGCCGTAATTGTTCGGGCCTTCCCCCGATTTCCGCGCTGCCTCCCCAATCACGTCAGCCGCCCCAGAGAACATCCTCTTAAAGTTCCCTAAAGCTATGAAGCTCAATAGCCTCCCAAAATCCGTGTCCTTGGCGGTTGCTGGTAAACTCAACACCTCTCTTGCTTCACCCAAAACGTCTGCCCACGTTCCCGGCGCACGATTGGCCAACTCGCCGGGTCTAAACATTGGGATGTTGAGCTGGTACGTCTCTCTACCCTCTCCTGCCCCTGCGGCACTTTTAATTTCTCTTGAAAGTACATTCAAGGATTCTTTACTTCCCAGCCCATCAAGATACCCCACGGAATTCAGGAATACGTCATTCTTCTCTCCTCTCCTCCGGGGCTTCCCGGACTTGCCCCCGGACTTGTACCGAGGGTTTTCCATGTATTTAAGTGCAAGCATCCTAGACACTGTCTCAGGGTCACCATGCCCCCAGAAAACTTCCGGATGACTCTTAATTACCCTCAAATCCTGCCTTAACTTCTTCAGTAGGCTCTGCCCTTGCGCCCGATCCTGCGGTGTTTTGAACTTTGAACCATACTTCCCCTTTCCCCTTCCTCCCAGTTGGCCCTCCAGAAGCGTAATCTTGTTTTTATACATATCGGTTACGATCTGGTTCTGCTTTTTGAATTTATCAAACGTCTCCCCACTGAAATTCAGTGCGTTCGGCTTCACAAACGGCCCAATCGCCATTCCTAGTCCGGCTTCCGCAAGGAGGGTCTGAACATTAATATCGCTAAATTCCCCGGTATCCGCAAGGCTCTTGCTCTGCCTCGCTAGAATTCCAATACTCGCAGCCTCGGCTCCACCTATCCCCATCCTTGGAAGCCAGCCAAATCTTGTCGCCTGTGTCAGGATGGAGCCGTAGCCCACCCCGTAGGCAGCTAACTCCAGAGTCTCCCCTGTGGTGGGGACTTCTCCGCCCATCAAGTACCCCGCAATTCCACCACCAATAAGCCCAACAGCAGGAGCCGCAGCCTTGAGGACGGGGTGGGGGAGGATGTTCTGGGCCTCAAGTCCCTTCTGCAGTCCCACCATAGACCCCACCGTCACCCTAGCCCCCTCTGACTGTTCCTCTGCCTCCATATCGTTAAGGCCCAATGCCCTAAAGAACTTTTTTCCAGAGAGTGCCTCGCTAACATGCCTCACTGCAGGTACAGCTATATCCAAGGGGTAGGTTCCGGATGGCGGACCATCCAATTCGCCTTTGAGTATGGCGAGCTGCAATTCCCGCCGTCGCTCTCGCTCCTCTTCAGGTATTTCCTCCCGGAGGTGTGGCCCCCTGAGAATCTTCCTGAGAGAAGTGTCAGAAGAGGGGGGAACCCAGCTTTCTAGCCCTCGGCGTCCTAGCTCTCTCTCTTCCCTTATCCGCCAAGCAACTCCGTACCCCTTGGGAACGTCCCGGTGTTGCCTTAACTCTTCCCTCCATTGTTGGGCTGAAAGTATGTCCTGAATATCTCTTAGGCGGTGTTTCCATTTCGGGACGGCGGGGTCGGATTCCTTGTCCTCTTTGGCATTCGGGGCAACTGGAGTTGGTATCGGGTTAGGCATGTTACAATTAGTCTTGTCTCCGTTCTATTGCTTTCCGAAACTGGTCTATGGTAATCCCTGATATATCTGCTAGGTCTTTTAGGGGTTCCCGTGCTTTGGGGGGAAGGTCATCAAACGATTTCGCTTTTACGATGGCCGCATCCTCTAACAACAATCTTAATAATTCATCTTTGGCATCATCATCATCGCCGACCGCCAAGTTAAGCAGAGCATCAATTGTCACCACATTGTTAAGATAATCTCGCTGCTGCGCTCTGTTCTTCACGATGTCCTCCAACCCTCCAGCGTCGTTAGTCGGGCCGATGCCGGTGCCTACTGACAGAACCTGTGCTTTCTTTAATACTTTCTGAGTTGCATCTACGAGCTTTGTTTGCTCTTCCTTCTCTTCAGGCGAGAGTCTCCCAACCCAATAAGGGTTCGGGTATACAATCGCGGTAGGTTTCGTTGAATCAAAAGGGTTCGGTTCAATCCGCCATTCCACAAGCGGAGGCCCAGTCCTCGCAGTCTTCTTTTTACTGAGTTGGGCTTCCCCTGCTTCATCAAAAGTCAAAGACAGCTCGTAGCCACCACTCACAATGGCCAACACATTCTCAAGTTTTCGCTTCGCGTCTTTATGGTCATCGCTGCCGAGTTCTTGTTCGTTCAGGTGTTTCACTAGCCTCTCAATCCATTGGACGTTCTTCTCATCCGCAGTCGTAGATGGCACTAAATCGACACTAGCCACGAACCGCTCCATCATGGCAAGGGGCATGCTGGATACCCCTATTTTTTTTATTATGCCCGTAATGTCTGAACCAAAGTAGTCACCAAGCTCCATCATATTCTCAATCGTTCTTTCATACTCGGCAGTCCGGGCAATCTCAGTGTAAATCACTTTCGCATGGTCGGCGGTTTCAACGGAATCGATCCCAGTGACAATCGAGAGCCTGTCGCCCACCCCAGATTCTTTAGCGAAATCGGTGAGATGTTTCACCATCGCAGCCTTATCTTTGCCTTTCTGTAACTCAGGGTTTTTCACAGCCGCCATCGCGCTATCTGCTGCAATTCCCCATGCCTGCTCGTAGTTCGCGGAAACGCCCTGCGGTAAGGATATTTTCCCTCCAGTAAGAGAAGCATTTTTCGCCATATCCGGGAGTCCGGCCACCGCCGTATCGAACGCAAGTTTTTCCAGACCCGCTTCACGCTGTCTAGCTCCAGCGGCAAAATAGTCAGACACTTCTTTTGCCTGATCAGACGTGTAACCGTCTGGCACGACAGGCAGGGGACCACCTTCCCTCCCCGCATCCTCAGCTTGCTCCAGCAAGCGTTCATGGCGTTTTTGCTTTTCAGTGTAAATCCTTCCCTCTTGTTTTTGCGCTTCAGTGTACCTCCTTCCCTCTTCGCGGAGTTGAGCCTCGCGTTCAAGTTTAGCTTTCTGTAACTCCTTGCCATATTCCCTTTCCTCTTCCTTCAGACCTTTGGCGTACTTCAGCTCTGACGCTAAGGCCGTTGCTATCAGCTCCGGGCGGCTCAAGGACTCCAGTGCAGCCCCGGTAGGCCGCTCCGGCATCCCTACTCTCCCTGCAAAAGCTCCCCCTGCCGGAATCCCAGCCTGCCTCTCAAATCCCTCTGCCAACGGCCCAGCCCCTTCCTCCAAGGGGCCGATAGCCTGATCCCCAGTCGGAATGCCACCCCCCGCTGCCTCGACAAAAGGCACTCCCGGCTGCTGTTCCAACATATTCTCCCTGCTCCACGGCCCCTTTAATTGATCCTTAACCAATGGGAGGCTCCTCACATCAGCCCCAGCCTCCTCGTATGCCAATGCCTTAGCTATCCTTTCCTCCTGCGCAAGCTGGGCCAACCGCTCAAGCTCCGCCTTCCTTTCGGCAGCTCTTTCCGCCTTTTCGCTGGCTCTCGCCCACGCGCCTGTGAACGCTGGGCCAAAGCCCTGTCCGAATCCTCCCCAAAAATTACCCATAATTATTCTCCTGCTTCCACACTGTTAGTCTAACCACTTATCAGCAGCCTTTGACCCAAACCCTCCTGCAAATCCTCCAGCAACAGTTCCTAAAGCCGCCCCTAGCCCGCTCGGCTGTGACTGTGTTCCGTAGATATTCGCCTGAGTTCCGAACATGTTTTGTGCAAAGCCCGCACCCAGACCAGCCGCATTCGGGTCTAGCCCCATTCCCCTCTGCATCTGCGGAGCAGCAAACGGGGATGCTCCCTGCTGCATTCCAGCCATCATTCCTGCCTGTGCAGCCACAGGTTGTAACCCCAGTAGCGACTGGATGTTGCCCACGTCCTGTTGGCGACCAGCCAATCGGGTTCCAAGAGCCTGTTGTTGTGCCGCGAAACCCTCTCCTCGTGACTGGTTAATCTGCTGAACCCTTTGCATCGTGTTTGCAAAGTTTTGCTGGGCCAATCTGTTGGCCACATCACCCTCGGATTGGCCGCTACCCAAGAAACCCAAGTATTCGCCCCTGCGTTGCTGGCCTAACTGCATTCCGCCTTCCAGCTTTGCAATCGCCTCCCGCAATCCCGATGCCGCACCCAACGCCTGACCGCGAGCCGCTCCAGCCCTGCGAACTCCCTGCTCCAGCATCCTCTGCTGCTGTGCGGTTAACTGTTCCCCGCGCATTAACTGGTCAGCGAGCTGCATTTCAAGTTCACGCCTCCCGGCGGCAGTCATCTCTGCATCCGCAAGCACGGGGGCAGCACCAATCTCCTCGTACTCAGGAATATCAATGTCATCGGTCAACTCTCCCGCTG